GAGCTCAGGAAACTAGATGCAAAAATCAGCACACTAGAAATAAGATTGTTTAGTGGCGGTGGAGATGTATTTGAGGGTATTGCAATTTACAATCTATTAAAGCAATCTGATAAAAAAGTTGTAATGTATGTTGATGGCCTTGCTGCATCAATCGCATCAGTAATAATGCTTGCTGGAGATGAAGTTATTATGGGAGAAGGAAGCCAAGTAATGATCCATAAACCTTGGAGCATTGCAGCAGGTAACTCAAACGACTTTATGGAACTTATAGATCAGCTTGATAGAGTTGAAAATGAGATGATTAAAATTTATCAAAAGGCAACTGGACTCCCAGAGTCGCAGATTATGAAGATGTTATCTGATGAGACATGGTTTAATACAGATGAAGCTATCGAATTTAATTTTGCAGATAGAATTATTGAACCACAAGCTCACATGAGTATTGCTGCATCAGTTAATAATTGTGATTGGATTAAGAAAAAACATCTTGTCAAAGCTAACGATGAGTTTAAGAATAAGATAAATGACAATATTAATAAATTTAATGATTTTTTAGCTCGCAAGTAATTGCGTAGCGGTCATAACGATAAAAACAATATAATTTTTCCAAGGAGAATGTGATGGATGAATTAAAGAACAAACTTGCAGAGATCGTTGCCAAACTTGGCGAGTATCAAGCAAAAGATGGATTAACTCCAGAAGAAACAGAAGAAGTAACAAAGCTAACTGATGAAGCGGAAGCTGTACAAGGTCAGATTGTTGCTAAACAAAAAATGGAAGCTGTAATTGCTTCTGCTCAAGCCCCAGAAAGAAAAACAACTCCAAAGAAAGTTGCTAGAGTTGAAGTTGGAGCACCTAGAAGAATGGAAAACGGAAAAAATGGTTTCGATTCAGTTGGTGATTTCTTTATGGCACTTAAAAATGATCCTAGAGGACAAAGAAATGAAAATCTTCAGATCCTTTCTTCTCAAAGAGAAAAAGTTGGTGAAGATGGTGGATTTCTAGTTCCAGATGATATGCTAGATCAAATCCAAAAGAAAATTGAAGGTGACGAATCACTACTTACAAGAACAAGACAACTCCAAACTGCTGGTAACAGAATTTCTATTCCAGTTGATGAGAATCAACCTTGGACTGGCGCAGGATCTAACTTTGAGTCTTACTGGGTTGGTGAAGAGCAATCTGCTCCAGAGTCACAAAAGAAAATGAGTGAGTGCGATATTAAGCTTCACAAAATTGCAGCTAAGGTTTCTGTTACTGATGAAATGCTAGAAGATGCACCATTAATTGAATCAATCATTATGCAAGATGCTCCAGAAGTTATCATGCACAGAATTAATTCTGCTATTGTAAATGGTGATGGAGTTAAAAAGCCAGAAGGTATTTTACAGTCAGGTTTTGGTTTTGAAGTTGCTAAAGAAGGTGGACAAGCTGCTGATTCAGTAGTTTTTGAAAACATCAAAAAAATGTACACTCACGCTTTACCTCAAGCCAAGAGAAATGGTATCTGGATTCACAATGTTGCAGTAGAAGAGCAATTGATTGGTTTACAGATTAATACATCTGCTACTGATTCAGTATCTAACTATCTACAAAATAACTCAATTGATGGAGCTCCTTATGGAACTATCATGGGTAGACCTAGATTCCCTATGGCAGGCGCATTGCCAGCTTTGGGTGATAAAGGTGACATAATGTTTGTTGATCTTTCTTACTATTTTTCTGCTGTTAAAACTGCTGGTATTCAAAGAAAAATTTCTGTTCATGCTCTTTGGGATGAAGATAAAACAAGTTACAAATTTACTTTTAGAGTTGGTGGGAAGTGTCCATTTAAAACTCCTGCTGAAACTGAATTTGGTAATTACAAACTATCTGGTTTACTATACCTACAAGATAGAGCTTAATTTTAAAATAAGAAGGAGAAAATAATGGATGCTTTACTAAGTGAAAAATGTCGTACAGAGAAAGGTTTTCTTGGTGACGCTAATGGCGGTGCTGAGACTTCTAGAATTGACCTTTCTAAATGTAACAAACTACAATTTGAAGTTCAATTAGCTGCGGGTGTTGCAACTACTTGTTCTTTAAACTTACGTCAACATGATGATCCATCAGCAGGAACTAGCCAAGACCTAGTTTCTAGTGTTCCTCACTACAAAAAAGCTGATGCAGATGCAGCATATACTAGAGTAGATGCTAATGTTGCTGCTGTAAGTGAATTAGATACTGCTGCTGGAACTGTTCTAGTAGAAGTTTACAAAGAAGATGTTGCAGATGGTTTCAGATATGTATCTTTACAAATTGCTGATCCAGGCGCAGCAAGAATTGTAAGCGTATCTGCTCACCTTGATGCAAAACAAAAACCTGCTTACCAAGTAGAACTTTAATCTTAAAAAGGTAACTATGGGCCTCTGAATAGAGGCCCTTTTACTAAAGGGATAACGCATGGAGAAAAGAGTATTATACTTTAAGTATGAAATTGACTACAAAGAAAATAAATATAAGGCAGGTAGCACACATGAGCTTGAATTAGAAGCTTACGAATTTGATCGACTAACTAGAATGGGTTGTATTTACGTGCCAAAAGTAGCAGAATATAGTCAAGAAGAAAAAAAGCCAGAACAAAAAGAAGAACCGAAAAAGAAAAAGAAGAGTTCTAAGAAAGTAAAGGTTAAAAAGAATGTCGATCATAAAGATTCTGAACAAGCAGAAGTACAAGCCAACGACTCCGACAAAGAGTAGTTTCATACATACATACCAATATGGTCAAAGAGTGACTTCCGATACATCAATGGAAGTCGCTGCTTTTTATCGTGGTTTATTCTATATAGCTTCTCAAATTGCGAAGCTGCCTTGGGATATAAAAACTTTTGATAACAAAATATTAAATACAAATAATGAAATATATTATCTTTTAAATAGAAAACCTAATGATGAAATGACAGCTTTTCATTGGAAGTCTTTAATGATTTATGCTTGTCATTTAAAGGGCAATGGTTTTTCTGAGATAGTAAGAAGTGCAGATGGTAAGATAAGAGCTATATATCCAATTATGGATTATGATGTTTGCATGATTAGAGATAAGAACAACGAATTGTTTTATCAAATGAGCTCCACAGTAGATGGGGGAGTGGTATATTTACGGCCAGAAGAAGTATTGCATTTTAGAAATGTTAATACAGAAGATGGCATAAATGGCTTATCAGTTATACATTACGCTTCTAAGGTTTTGGGAACTGCAAAAGGCGCAGATAGGATGGCAGGTAACTTGTTTGAAAATGCAGGTATGCCATCGGGTGTATTGCAAACTGATAAAGTTTTAAATCAAGATGTAATTGAAAGATTGAAATCAACCTGGAAGAAAAAATATGGTGGAAACGCAGCAGGTGGAGTTGCAGTATTAGAACAGGGTATGCAATTTAATCCAATAAACTTTGCACCAGATGTATTACAATTTTTAGAATCAAGAAAATATTCTGTATTAGAAATAGCTAGGTTTTTATCTGTTCCACCTAGTAAGCTTTATGTTCCAGAATCACAAACATATAACAATATTGAACACTCAAATATAGAAGTTGGTAACGATACAATTGATGTGTGGGCCAGAGTATTTGAGCAAGAAGTTGATGTAAAATTATTACCATCAAGAAGAGTAAAATCAGAAATGGATCTTCATCAACTTTATCGTGGTGATATGGACACAAGAGCTAAGTATTATCAGACAATGATAAGCAATGGATCAATGACTCCAAACGAAGTAAGAAGAAAAGATGGGTTAGAACCTTATGAGGGTGGAGATGAATTTTATATTTCATCAAACAATCTAACTCCAATATCTAGAATGAATGAAGTTTTAGATGCGCAAATAGAAAGTAAAAAGCCAAGTCAGCTAGAAACTGCACTTGCAAAAAAATATAATAAAAAAAGATAACTAAACTCGTTGAATAAACGCAGTAGGTTTCTAATGAATGAAGAAAAACTAATTGCTCTAATTGATATTATTGTCAATGAGCAAATC